ATAACGATGTATGTTAATGGGTGGTATGGATTGAGTCGCTTAAGTGTGTATGTTCCGTACTCATTTACGTGCGTCTTCTTTTGTATCACATACAAACGTTCTAATAGTTCTCTCATTTCTCGTTGGTTTTCTTTAATTCAAAAACAATAAACCATAAAGGAGTGGCTATAGCAAAGCCAACTATTAAAATTGAAAGTTCCATTTCTCGTTAGCGTTTACGAGTTTGACCTTCCCAGTAATGCAGCCACGTTTTCATCTTTTGCAGCTGCTTCATCTGCCCCCATAGGTCGCTAGCTTCCATTGGGTCGGCGCCTTCCATTTTGCTGCGCACTAGCGACAGCTGGCCCTCGATGTAAACCTCAAGTTCCTGGGCCATTGGTGTGCTAAAATTGCTCATGTGCCTGCTTTAATTGGTCGTATAAAAACTTGGCCAGCTCGTACACCTCGGTTACTTTCATGGTCGGGTCTGCGTTAACGCGGTCCATAGCCATTTTAAAAGCCACTTGTATTAAAATGCTGCGGTCTTTACCACCCGCATTATTTGCGGGAGCTTGCGGAGTATAACCACCGCCCTGCGGCCGTGCGTTGTACTCGCTTACGATTTTAGCTAAAGGCGTTTGGTTTTTGTCGGTCTTGCCAGTCAGCTCGTAATTGATTTGCTGGCCCGAAGCAAAAGCGTTAGCCTTTTTGGCGTTTACCTTAATGTGCTCACCGTTAGAAAGGTGTAGCTCATAAGAGTACATAAGGCCGTAGGCGCTTTCCCAAGTGCCGTCCCCGGCTGCGTGTTGAATGGTTGCTGTTTTCATGCTGTGTAAGTAAAAATCATACGGTAAATGGTTACTGCCGCCAAAACTGCGAGCAGCGTCATAACGACGAAGCCCATAATGGGTACGCCTTTCTTGTCAATCCAGTTAATAAATTTATTTGCCATTGTTTGTTAGTGTTGGTTAACACTGCAATACTAGGCCATAAATCTTTACCGGTTGTAATTGTTTTCGGTCAATATCTGCGGGAAAACGTCCAAAACTTTCGCCCTGGTACCACTGCGTAGGTAAAAGTCGATAGTAATACAGCCGATTGGCTTGGCTGGTGCGCCGCGTTCTACGTGCCAGCCGAAAGCTCCGTCGGAATACTCGTCTTTGTAGGTGCCAGTACGCACGTGCAGCACGTCCCTAATAATTGGCATACGCCGCCCGTCCAGGGTCGCCTTGCTTTGGTACATGGCGTACAGCTCGTGTACGTGGCCCATCCAAATGCAGTCGGCGCCGTCTACGTCCGCCATTTTACGCTGGTTTTGGATTACTCCCCGCGTGACTGGTCCGCCGCCGCCACTACCGTGGTAATAGTGTATTTTGTATGACTTGTCAAGTGAACTAGCTCTAAACTGTAAAGTAAGCCAGCCACCGTAGCCCCCGACTGTAATTGGTATGTTAGGCTTGTGGGTGTAGTTATATAGGTCAGCGAACCGCTGCAAAGGGTCCGTTTCCACGTTTTTAATAATAGCGGTTTCGTGGTTTCCATAGCCTATAAATATAATGGTGTCGGCATAGTCGCCAAACCAGTTTACCGCGTCTTCAATGACGGCATCCAGGTAATTAACCTTATTATGCTCCGGTCGAATATCTTTTTTGCTGCGCCTGGGGTCATACTTGCCCTGCATTAAACAAAAAAAGTCGCCGTTAATGGCGACCTTCGCGCCTTCCTCTTTGGCAAGGTCTAGGTGCTTTTTAAGCGCTTTGCGGTCGCAGTGTGGGTTGTCCCAGTGCAGGTCCGAAAGTAGGTAAAGCTTGAGCTTTTTGCCGCCTACCTCTAGGGTATGGCTGTTGCGGTGGTGGGTAGTTATCATTTTTTTAGGATTACCGCCAGTAAAGCTAGTCCTAAAATTGTAATAACCACCATAGCAGCTTTTTCGGTTTTTTTGTCAGCTTCTCGGTTGACTTTCGTAATGGTTTTGTCAGTGTATAGTTTTACCGTATCTCCTTTACACGTTCCCTTAACGTAATAACGTTCACCCGGTAATCTTATCACTTCAACCTGCACGCGGTCGTTAACCAGCCTTACGCTATCGCGCAGGGTAATGGTATCGTGTACCGTCTGCGTTTCGCGTATGGTAACTGTTTCGACGACTTTAGGGCTGCAAGCGGCTATAAGTAACGCGCTTGCCCACATTGCGGGCGCGTAGTATTTCACGTTTTAGGTCTTTGGGGTTGTAACTCACGTGGACCCACTGGGGCTGGGCGTCGCCGCCAAATTCCCAAATGAGCTGGGTAAACATTAAATTACCTTTTATGTAGTCGTACAGCTTTTTGTGGTCGCCGTCCGGCGCTTGAATATCGGCCGCGTAGCCGTGTAAATGGTCGCTATTGCGGGCCCCGTGTACTAGGGTGTTTACGTCCTTGCTGCGGTAGCCGCTGGTTACATTAACTGGCCCCACCGCATCGCGTAGGGGTTGTAGCACCTTTTCGCATAGCGTTCGTAAGTTTTCCACCTGCGCCGCACTTGGCGTGTTATCCAGGCTAAACCTGGTCTTTGTAAGCTCTTCAAGCGTAAAGTTCGCCGTTAATCTTTGGCCCATAGTAAACCGATAATTGCGGGCAAAAATACGCCAGCTTCGGTTAAAGTCGCCTTACCAAACCAAACGAGAATAAAGGCCAGCATAAAGAGTATGCCAGCCAGTACGCTAGTTTTTGGGTTCTGCAGAATTCTTTTTAGCATCGCGGCGCCATTGGTAAATAGTGTAGGCAATAGCCAGGCAAAAGGAAATAGTGCCTACAATAGGCTGCACTTGGGCGAATAGGGCGCTACCGATATTTAAGGCCCAGGCTCCGGTTACGTGGTCGTTTGTCATTACTCCCAAGTCATTCCGGCGAACTGGTGCGCTTCGGTACCAGGTGCCACGTTAACCGCGTAGCTAGCGAACCCACTCACGGGTGCGTCAACCCACAAAATATCTACCGCCTCTTTAGTGCTTTGGTCCGTGCATACGGGCTTACCTTCTTCGTCGGTGCCCCAGGCTTTGCACAGTTTCCCAAGCTCCACCACGGCCACCACTTTGGCGGGGTCCCACGTTGCGTAGGTTTCACCTTCGGGGTCGGTGCCGGTGGTTTCAATCTTTGCGCGTAGTTCCGCCCACTTGGCGGCACTCATTTCGTACTTCTTCCAGGTAGCCATTTTACAAAGTAGTTAATTCTGCCAGTTGGGCGTTGGTTAAACGGGTCTTGAATAGTAGGGTTTGACGCATTTCCATTTGAGTATGAAATGAATTCAATAGATTATTTAAATCTAGCCTACTCATTGAAGATGGAACTGTTGCAGACGTATTTGTGTAAACGCTTACTCCATTTAAATAAATTGCGTAATCGTTTAACTTATATGCCAAAGCTAACTTAAATCGGCCAGTGGTTTGTGTCGTATTAAAAGTAAATTGAGAAGCGCTCCCGCTAACTACGTAAATATGCACTCCCAAAGACGGGGCACGTGCAAAGCCCATGCGGTTGCTAGTTGTCCCATCGCTCAAATTTATTGTCTGCGAATAATCGGGGTTAGGGTCTAACGCATCCAAATCAAAATCCATGAAGATAACTCCCTCCGTCTGCCCGATAAGGGACGAAATGCCCGTTTTAGAAGCAGCATCCGCCAAACGGGTAGCGCTGGCCACTCCGGCGGTTGAAATTGGGCTGGTGGCGTAGGTAGAACTCACCTCAAGCTGCGGCTGGTAAATTAGTACGCCGTCGGTTCCATTGCCCGCATAAGAATAAGCAAGCGGGTTACCAGTCGTGTAGCTCGCTGGTAATGGCGATAAACCAATACAAGCTTGAAGGGTTGCGCTAACTACGGCAATGCAGCGGTACCAGCCGTTGCCCATGCTCACAATGCTTGCGGTAGTGCTTGCGTCGTCCTCTATTACTGTGCCTGTTGATAGGTCAAAGGTGGCATAATATCCGGCTTGCTGGCTTTCTCGCAGTCCAAACTTTGTGAGGCCGTCAGCTTTTGCATAGCAGCTCATCACAAAACTGCCGCCAGTTTGTTGCGATGTGAAAGCGTCATAAAACAAATGCGCAGCACTTGCCGTGCTTGGAATTAGTTTAATGGCATTATTTGTTCCGTCCGGCGACGTTCCAGCTGCGGTGCTTATGGTATCCGTTGGTTCGGTTTCAAGCCAGTCGGTTAACGTGGTATTATTTCTAACGTAGTTTGTGCGCTGCGGTTCAAGCAAAAGCTTCGGGCAAGTGCTGCCCTGGTAGTCCAAACGCGGTACGCCACTGCTCACCGTTTCAATTAGTCCGCTGGCGTTTACACGGGTAGCCGTGCTGGCGCGGGTAAAGGTTAGCTGCCCGTCGGTAGTAAGGGGCTTTTGGGCGTAAATTTTCCCGCTTTTGTAGCCGCTGGGGACTACTACTAGGCTAGCAAGGTCGTAAAATGGCGTACTCATAGCAGGTTAGCAATTGCGTTTGTGGTGCATACTTCAGCCTCAACAGTTCCGCTATCGGCCAGTACGTAGGCCTCGTAAGCGTCCCAAATCGGGGCGGCGTAGTTTCCACCAGTAAAGATAGTTATAAATTGGGCGGCGTTCATAGTGTGCAGTTATTGGTTTCGACGGTTCCACCGTCGGTTACTACATAGGCATAATAAGCCAGGTTTTTGGGCAGTTCGTAGGCTATCATATTGGTGAAGCTTCTAGGTCCCCGTCAATAAATTCCCGGTACGTTACGGACGTGCTGCGCTCGGTAAGCGTTAGGTTTACTGGCTTGTAGTCCACTCCGCCCCAGGTTAGTTTATGGTTATAGCTCACGTTGCCGTCTAGCTCCAGCTCGTAATACTGGTGGGCGCGGTAGCTCTTGCGTGCTATCTGCTCCGTTACTAGGTTAGCCAGGTAACGGGCGTTTACGTCCCAGCTCACGTTACCAGCTGCAGCCGTTCGGCCGGACGTGGTAAAGCGCTTGATTTCCCCCGGCGTGTTTGCGGGTACACTTCCACCTTGTATATCGCCCATTTGGTTGGTGAGCTGTACGCTTACTCCGGTCTGCCGCGCCGTGTTGTCGGCGTAGTGTATCATTTGGGTGGGGAAATCGTTATGGTACGCCATAAATAGCGTGCTGGTAACGGTAATGCTGTCGGCGTTGTAGCCAGCCACCTGCACAGCCGTTACGGTAATGTAGATTTGCTGCGTTCCGATTGTGGGCAGCGTATCTAAGTGGTAGTTGTTTATGTGGTAAGTAATGTCTGCTACAAGCGGACCCGGACCCGGTACGAATTGCTGTTTGGTAAAAGTCGCCGTGCTTGCCGTAGTCGTCCAGTCGTTGCCGTTCCAGTAATAGTTACCGAACTTGATTTGTACCTCGTACTCCACTTCTATGGTGTCGCCAGTAAAGCCGGCGTCAAAGGAAAGGCGTGCGCGTAGGTAGGCGTCGTAATCTATGTGGTTTGCGCCCGTCGGGGTAGCATCGTTTACAAAGTAGTTAAGGCGCGTTTTGTAGTTCGCTCCCTCGTCCTTAATGTAGTTATTGGACGGCTGGTTAATGACGTACTGCACCTCTTTAAATGCGGGCTTGTACATTTCGGTACCGTCGCTGTACACTACCTCGGTTTGTGTAGGTCCTGCGGGGGTTATGCGGCCAATAAACGAACCGCCGGTGTCGTAATACGCATACCAAGCCGGCGTTTCAATATGGCAGCTCCTAAAGATTAACTCGCCCTTGTCCTGGAATAGCTGCAGGTTGAAGCTTTTGCAAATGTCTTCGATTACCTCGCGGCTAGTGCGTGGCTCACCGTCCACGTAAACAAGCCCCTGGCGAATAGTCCCGGTCCACCACAGCCCGCCTTCGGTAGCGGTTATGCCGTAGGGTGCGTAATGTTCACCAGCATAAAAGCCCGTGAATAGGTCGGCCAGTTTGCAAAAGGTAAAGATTTGCGCTATGTACGTGGTAAATGGTATTACCGTGTCGGCTTGTATGTAGTCCGCGCGCTTGTCCAGCATACCAAAGCCGTCGCTGGCCACGACCTTAATAAAGCGCTTGCCGTTGCTTACTTCGATTTCCCCAAGGTCGGGCGTAATAAAGCCCCGCCAAACGACGTTAAGGCCTTCGTGGACCTCGAGTACCCAGTCGGGTTTTGACGTCGTAAAAACGGCTCTAAAGTCGTCAACGGTGGGTGTGGCGCCTTCTAGGTAGAACTGCACTGTGCAGCTGCTAGGAACTATGCCCGGCAGTACGTTGTCATTTGGCTGGTAACTTATTTGAAAGTCCGCTACCTGCACTTCCACCGGTGGCGAAAAGTCGAAGCCCTGGTACGTAGTGCCTAGGTCGTAAATTTTGAAATCGTACCTGGCCGTCGTCGCGTAGAATACTAAAGTTTTAGCCACCTATCCGCCCGTAATTACTCCCGCTTCGCTGCGTACCTAAAAGCAGGTCGCTGCCGCTTACGCGGGCACTTAAGTTTAACATACCGCCGTCGCCGAATAGGTTGCCTAGTCCGGTGCCCTGGCTCACGGCCTTAAACGTGGCGCCTAACGGTGCTCCGGTAAATGCGCTCACAATAGCCGAAAGCGCAAGGGTCGCAGCTACCGCGGCGGCTAGCTGCTTTACGTAGTCCATTACAGCCTTTTTAAGAACCTGGAAAAAATCTTCACCGTTGGTAATTGCTGCCGTAAACGACTGGCTAATAATGCTGCCGAATTGCTGGCCTATCATGGTGGCGGCCTGCAGCTGCGTGCTAAAGTCCTTTACGCCTGCAATTAGGGGCACTAGCTCGCCTTCTACCTCGCTAATTTCCTCAATATCGATTGGCTGGAATTGCTGCAGAACTTCACCGCGTGCCACAAAATTAAAATCTTCCTGCGCGAATTGCTGCGCCAAAGACAGCATACCCGACAGCGTATCCCGGTACTTTTCAGCTGCGACCGTGGCCGTTTTGGTTTTGGTCGTGGCCTCGTCCATAGCCGTAGTAAGCGACGCCCCAAGCTTGGGCGCTGCTAGCGTTACGTCTTCTATGCTTTCTTTGGCTGCCTTTAGGCCGTCCAGGTAAATACGGGTAGCTGCGCCTTCGGCTCCCTGGGCGTAGCTAGCTAGGTAGGCAAGCTTCTGCCATAGGCTCAAATGACCCGACAATAGGTTTCCTACGGCCTTTAAGCCTTCGGCTAGGAATGAAAGGAACCCACTGTAAACCGGAAGCAGGGCCGTTCCAATCTGCAGCTTTAGGTCTTCAATGGTCGCCTTTTGGCGGTCGAGCTGGTCCGCTACGCTGGCCACGCCTGGCCCAATCTGCGTAATGGTCGCCTGCATAGCAGCGTTAAACGCCTCGGCATAAGGTACGCCAGCCTCTAGCTGTTCCTTCATGGCCTTCACGTTAATGCCTACCTGCTCTAGGCCTTTGGTGCTTTCCTTGGCAAACGCCGTCTGCAGCTTGTCCGCGATTTCCTCGAAGCTTTTGCCCGTGGCGTCGCTAATCGCGTTCGCGTACTCCAGCTGCTTGCTTAAGGCTTCAATGCCTACGCCCTGGCCTACGGCCGTAACGGCGCGCTCCATAAGCTGCAGCTTGCTTATTTCGCCGTCCGTGGCTTGCTGTAGCTTGGCCAGGTCTGCGCTTGTGCCGATATTGGCAAAGGCTACCTGAACGTTTTGCGCTTCTGCGGCCAAGTTAATGGCCTGCATGGTAAAGTCCTTAATGGCTGCACCAGCAAACGAAGCACCGATAATTTGCCCAAGGTTACTTAATAGCTTGCTCGTTTCCTTTAGCTTGGCATCCACTTGCTGAATGCCCTGCCGGAACTCACTTGGATCTAGTCCAAAGATTACCTTACTGGTTACGTCCATAGCTATTTAACAATGCCCGTAGGCTGCTTACTTTTTGTTCGTCTTCAAATTTAAGTAGGTCCGTTTCCGTAACTACTTTTTTAGTGCTTTTCCCGCTTATGTTGACTAGCACGGCTGCGAGCCAGCGGGTACGTTTCCAGTCGTCTTTCTCGGCCTCTACCGCATGGCGCAGTACAGCGTCAAGCTGTGCGTGCGTTAGCGTCTTGGCTTCGCTAGGCGCTAGGCCTAAACGTCCGACCAGCTGACCCAGTACGTCTACTGGGCCGCTGGCTGGGAAAAAGGGCCGTTAAGCCGCTGGGTAAGTTCGGAAATATCCCAGGCCCCTGCCATAGCCTTAAACTCGTCGAAGCTAGGCCGTCCGTTCACGTCCCAAAACTCCTGCGCGTAAAGCATGGCTAGCATATCAGCTAGGCCAAGATTTCCCAGTTCGGTAACGGTTTTTCCCGTGACCTCTTCAAACAAAAGCGCTGCCCCCAGCGTAAACTTTTTCCCTTCCATCGCTTCGTTTATTAGTTGGTTCCTACAGTCCAGGCACCAGTTCCGTTAAGGCTGAATGATACCGTACCGTTGTCTTTATCCGGAGCTGAAACCGATACCTGCGTAAGGATTGCGTCGCCTTCAATTTTGGTTTCCCCGGCTACTGGCGTAGTCGTTCCGGCAGTTACCTGCGTAATGCGAAGCTTAACCAGGTCGCCCACTTTGGCGTAAAGCTCGTCTGCGTTCCACAAAGACGCGTTATCGTCGTCAAGGATTGTGCTACCCGTAATGCTCCAGGTCTTGGCGCTGGTTACGTAGGTGCGGAATACCGCTGCGTCTTTGCTCGTCGTTTCGCGCGTTTCCGCGTTCATTTCAAAGCTGCACTCCGTTTCCGAAGCAAAGGCCTTGTAGGTGGTACCACCGTCGGCCGAAAGGAAAAGGCGAACTTCTCCGCCGCTTAATGTTGCCATTTTAGTAATTGATTAAAAAAGTGAAATCTGCCGCTAGTATAACGGTTTCGTCGTCTTCGTTGTAGAAAAATTGTGCTCCGGTCATGTAGGCCAGGGTAAACGTGGTTTGGGCTGCTACGCCCATTTGCTCGGCCGCGCAGTCCTCGCCCTCAAGCGTGCCAAGGTCGCCCGTTACGTATTGCTCGTACATCGGCATAACGCGCGGGTAGTGCTGCAGGTTGTGGCGTATTTGGCTTAACTGTGACTGGGCTGTGTCTGCGCTGGCAAAATGCATAAAAAGCGTAGCGCTCACGCGCTCGGCCTTATACTCGTCTTTTGTTTCGGTTACCTCAATACCGCCTAACTGTATTACTATAAAGTCTTCAGCTACGCCCTGCGGGGCTGCATACGAATACACAGGCACCGCTGTGCTGGCGTTTACCGCGTCGTATATGTACTGTAGATAGTTCACCGCAGGTGTGCTTTTATGCGCTTTTGTACAAAGTTAGTAATTTTTTGCGCTGCCTTTTCGGGTACGTCGCTGCCAGCTAGTGCCTTATCAAAAAATGCCTTTGCGGGAAAGCCTTGGCCTGCGTAATTCTCTAGCTGCTTGCGGTGCTGGCTTATAGTGTTGCCAGCCTGCGGTCTGCCTGGGCGAGCTGCGCCAGTGAGCTGCCATTTGGCGTAATATGCGCCTTTCTTTTTCTCGTTGCGTAAACCAACCACGACGTAGGCCTTTTCGGTGCCCTTGTTCGCAAATACGTCTATGGATTTGTATAGGTTGTAAAAAGCGCCCTTGTCTTGCTTTGTGGCTGTTTTACCGCCTCGCAGTTTTAACCTGGACTTCGTTTTAACGTCATTGTAAGCCTCGCTACGGGCTTTTTCTACTAGGGGTGCTGCCTCTTTCTTTAGCAGCTGCCGAAGCTCCTTAAAACGCAAATTTTCGGGGGTGGCTAGCTTGCGTAGCCGTTGCCGGAATTGGTCGAAATCTTCTACCCTGCCGCTTTCGCTCTTTAGGTAGACGCTTTTACCGCGTGCCATTATCCCGTAGTCGGGTTTTAACCAGCACAAAACGGCGTCGCCCTTCGGGCACGACGCTTACTATATCGTAGTCTTCGCTATTGTAAACCAGTCGCCAGTTTGGTTGCACGCTGTTTGGGTAGCGTAAGCGCCAGGTGTAGAATGCGCTGCTTACCATTTGATCGTATGGCATGGCCTCGGTGCCCGCTGTGGCTTGTACGATGCGCTCCGCGTAGAATGTACCAACACTGGCCCAGGCTTTAATAACCTGGCCGCTATTGTTTGGTATAGTCGTCGGCTGGAAAAGCTCTACGCGCAGGTCAAGCATTAGCTAAAGTTTTGGCGGTAGCGGAATGCTAGGCGGTCAAAAAAGCGGTTTGTATTGTACGGCAAGTCATCGCCGTAATCGTAACCAAATTTAACGCGTTGGTACAGCGCGTGTTTGACGTCTGCAGGCGGGTTGGTGTCGCCGCAGGTGTACACGATAACCATGCGCGCCGGGGTTTCGTTCAGCGCCAGGGTTGTGTTAATGTAGGTGTAGTCGTCGTAAAGCGCCAGTACCGTACTTACGCCTTCGTCGTCGTAAGCGGTTACGCTCGTAATGGCCGTAACGGGGCCAAGGGGCAGCGCGTACTGCGCCGCGCCCTCGGTATCCACTGTTACAGTTGTAGCACCTAAACGGTATCCGGTGTAGCTGTTAAACTCCTCGACCGCTGCGCCGAAAAGCATAGTTAGGAGTGCATCGTCTGCACTCCCGTCTACGCGGCAAAAGGCCTTTAGCTCGGTAAGGTTTACCGATATCGGCGTATAACTGCTAACCGTTACCATGTTTAGATAGTGATATCTTTTGCGATCGCAAACGACTCATTGCGCAGTACGGCTACGTCCATAAAGCGCTCCAGGTAAACCTCTACGATTGACGACTTCATGTTGGTGTAGGGGTCTACCATAAGGGTAGCACCGCCCCAAAATCCAACCTGCACGTCAGACCAGTTGCCAAAAATCATACCGTACTCGTCCGGGTTCGGAGTCGTGTAGATTGGCGACAAGGTAGTCGAAAGGATATTGTAACCGTTAGCAGTTTGAACTGGTGAAAGCGTACCCTCAACGAGGAAACGGCCCGAGCCAGCGTCGAGCTTGGTCTGCTTCAGTTTGGCCAATACGGCGGGGTGCGTAACGTAAGCCAGGTTACCGGTCAAAGCGTCGGCGTTAGCCAAAGCGCTTTCAAAAGCGATAAGGTCGGCGTAGTCGATAGCTCCGATAGTCAAAGCTTGAGCTGCAAGCTCCACGTAGATACCGCTGGGCTGGTTGCTAGAACCAGTACCGTTAAGGATTACGTTTTCCAGGCCTTTGTTAAACGAAAGGTTCAGCTGGTTGATAATGCGCTGCTCGATGCCGCGGCTGTACTCTTGACGGAGCAGCTGGTTTGACATTGAAGCAGTGATTACAGCACGCTTGGGGCTCATGGTTACTTTGTCGAAAGTAAGGTCTTGAGCAGTGTCCGTACCGGTTTCCGTCTGCCAGTTAAGGTTGTAGGCTGCCGTTTGCTTCGGGAAATCTACGTTACCGACCAGGTTTTCGGCTACCGATACCTGCGACAAAAGCGGGGTGTTCGGGTACAAAAAGTCGATGTAACGTCCTGGGTCCGTAAATACCAAGTCGCCGCCAAGGTTGCCGCCAGTTCCACCAGTTACTGACTGGGTGCGCTTGAGCAGCATTTCGGGCAGGTTGATAGCGTGCATATCGCGCGCCTCTACTCCAAGCTTGCGCTTTTCGTTCATGCCTTCTTGGTTAACCTCGGCTTCTACGCCGGTAAGCTTACCGCTGCGGGCTTCGTTGATAGCCTTAATAAGGCTGAATTTGGCAAGGTTGCGCTCCTCTGATTTAGAAAGCTTGCCCTGCACAGCCGATGCGTCTACCATTACGTTAGCGCGGGTTTCGGCCTCTTGTTCGTGATTTTCCACGGTTTCGGGGTTTTGGGTTAATTGTTCGGGTTGTTCAGCCTTTAGGGCTTCTTCTAGCGACCGTAGTGCTACGGACGTAGTCGGGTTAGCTCCGCGCGGGGTAAGGCTAATATCGTACATTTCGCCGATTGCCTCAATAACGCGAACGGGCTTTTCGCTGCGGACGTTCTCCCAGCGCTCTTTTTTCACGGTAAAGGCCCAGCTCGCCTGGTCCACGTCGCCGCGGGCTACCAGGGTGCGTACCTCGTTTCCGGTTGTGGTTTCGGGCAAGTCGAAACGGAACTTTAAGCCGTTATCGTCCTGCTCCAAGGCCAAGGTGCCTTCGCCGTACTTTGACCGCGCTAGCACTTGGTCGTAATTGTGGTTATATAAGGCGTGTACGTCGTAGCTGCGCAGGTCGCCCAAGGCGCCTGGCTCGATGCGCTCGACAAAAGCGCCCATATCGTACTCGTTCCAGTTAAGCGCGTAGCCCTCGACGGTATTACTGTCCGTCTTCGGTATCGCCTGGGTCCGTATTTCCTTCTCCATTGTTTTGGTCATTACTCGCCATGTGCATAGGCTTGTTATACTCGTCGCCGCCTTCGATCGGGGGCAAGCCCTCGGTTCGGCGAATTTCGTTAGCGCTCATGGCGCCGATGTTCCAGTAACTTACGTTACGCTGTACCTCGGTGGCGATGTCGCCACGCATAAGGGCCTTCATGTCAAGCTGAAAACGGCGGTTACCGTTAAGCAGCTTATTGGTAAATTCCTGCTCGATTACCTCTACCAAGGGGCGAATGCAGTCGCTAATAAATTGGGCGTTCTGCGCTTCGATGCTGTTAGCGTATCCGGCACCTTCCATGTGGCCGATTTTGTGCGGGGGGACCAGGTACAAGCGGCAAATCTCTTCAACACTAAACCTTAACGACTCGATAAGCTGCGACTCTTGAAAGTTCGCAGCGACTGGCTTGTACTCCGCACCTTCAGTCAGTACGGCGGTCCGCCCCTTATGTTCTTTGTTCAGCTCGTCAAACTGACGGCCAATTTGCTTAACGCGGTCAGCGTCGCGAATGGTGCCCTGGATTTGCAGAATACCCTTGGGCATACCGCCGTTACCGTAGAAGCCGCCCATGTGTGCGGTGGCTGCCATTGACGTACCGATAATTTCCTTCGCGTATGCGACCGGGCTAACGCCGTTAATACCGTCCAGCGTCCAGTATTTAAGGTGAATAATTTGGTCCGGCGTAAGGTTCATGGTTACGCCGTTGTTTAGGTAGACGCGGTACACGAGGCTGCCGCTGGTCGTGTCCAAGGTTACCAAGTCCGTGTCGATTAGCTCTAGCCCAGCTAGCGCGTTGCCGCTGCGCATGGGCAAAATGTACGCGTTACCGCGAAGCAACAGCTGGGCCATAAAGGCCTTACGGAAATCGTAGCTGTTGTAGGCTTGGTTTGGGCGACGGCTTACCAAGTCGTTAAGCAGTCCAGGCTGGTAAATAAGGCCCTGCTCCGTTTCCCGGTACAAGTTCCACGGCATTGACGCCACGGTTGAGCTGATTAGGTTCACGCACGCGTAAACGGCGGAAACCTTTGGGGCGTTAGTGCTGCTTACGTTTTCGCCCGCTAGCGTCGAGCTGCCACCGAATAGGCTTAACAGCCAGGGCTTCGGGTTAATGATACCCGAAACGCTACGGGTTATGCGGTCATACCATGCCATACCAAATACAAAGTTATACAAAAATTAGGTCTATATCTTCATAAGTTGAAATTCCCGTACTTGCATTGTGTACGTAACCAGCTAGCGCCGTAATTAGGGCCGCTGTGCCGTCGATGCGGTCCGGTGCTTTGTCCTTTTGAAAGGTCCAGTTATCGTTCTTGTCTATGTGCAGGCTGGTGTTGGCTATCATCCATGCAGTGATAGGGTTGCCGTCGTGCGTAATTCCCTTGGTTGTAACCATGCGGTACAGCAGCTTCATAGGCTCATTTACCATAAGCGCCGACTGGCGCACCTCCCAGCAGAACTGCTTGCCGTATTTACTGCGCAGGCGCTCCACCGTTTCGGCTGCGTTCCACGGGTCAAAGAAAATACCTTCTACCGGGTGGTCGTTCATAATCTGCTCAATCATTGCTATACGGTGGTCGGTGGTCGTTACCTCGCCCTTAACCACGTCCAGGCTGCCATTTTTGATCCAGTTGCGCACCAGGTTCGGGTACTTTTGCTTGCGCTTACCCATTGCGTGGTCAGTAATTTGGTAGTATTGCTGCGTATAAAATCGCTCGCCATTGAAATAAACCACGGCGTAAGCTGTAAAATCGTTTACCGCGGCAAGGTCTACGCCCAGGAAACAGCGCCATTTGTCCAGCGTTTTTGGCCTTCCGCCCTGGCATTTTAGCCACTTACCCAGCTCGATGTAGGGTTGCGCGCTACCTGCCCACTGATTTAGGTGCAGTTTGCGCAAGCTTAATAGCGTAGGCTCGTCGTGCTTGGCCGTATTGCTCAATTCTTCTAGATACTGGTATGTAACCGTTACCCCCAGGGACGGGTTAGCCTTCTGCCACACTTCGGGACTGTGCGGGTCTTCGTCATCCCCTGCCCCGTAGATAATAGTTAACCAGCTTGGGTCTATTTCGGGCTGCTCCGCTACGCGCTGCGCATACTCGTGCCACTTGTGGGCAAAGCTGTATGCACTGCCTGCCGTGGTTATGGCTATCATTTGGCTAGGTCGTGCAGCCATTGACGTGCGCAGGGCTTCCCAAAGTTCCGGACCCTTTACCTCGTTCCAGCTGTGAATTTCGTCGCAAAGGATTAGGGACGGGTTTAGTCCGTGGTTACTGCCGCCGTCGCTGGTAATGGTCTTTAGGTAGCCGGGCTTACCCTTCAAACGTATTTCCTTTCGGAACGGTTCAAGTACTTTCTGCAGCTGCGGGTTAAGCAGGATCATGTTTCGCACGTAGCCAAACAAAATACCTGCCTGCTCCCTGGTGGCGGCCGCTAGGATTACCTGCGGGTTAGTGCCGTCCTTAAAACCTTTAAGCAGGTGCGCTATGGCTAGCATGGCAATAAACGCGGACTTTCCGTTCTTGCGCGGAATTTCCAGCCATACCATGCGCTTACCTTCCGCATCCCGGATTAGCCCGCGTTGCCAGTCCATGAGCTGCACTGGCTTGCCAGCGCCAGCGTCTTCGGTCAGCACACAATAGCGCTCAATTATATTTTCAGTCCAGGTTGAGGTCATTGGCTAGCGTCTTGCGTAGTTTCTCGATTTCAGCCTGGGCCTTTTGCAGGGTTTCTATTGCCGGGTTCTTGCGCAGCACTGGTTTGCCGCGGTCGGTTACCGCTTCAATAATTGCACCGTGCGTGTCGATGCTTTTCTCGCACTCCAGTTTAATGCGCTCCCAGCGCGCTAGTTCCTCGTTCATGTTTTAAAAGATTACGTTTGGGGGGTTTTGGTCGTCCTTTTGGCGAAAGGAAAAGGCGTCGGTGGAATTCACCTGGTCTTTATTTAAGATAGGACCCCACCCCCGTTCACCTGCTGTCTTCTTGCCATGGCATTGAATGCACAGTATTTGTAGGTTGGCTTCGTTGTACACTTCGCCACCTTCTGCTATTGGTCGTATGTGGTCAACGTGTAGCTCACGGTCGAACATAGGTACAGTACCGCACGCCTCACACTGCCCACCTCTGCGCATTAGTAGGGCTGCTCGGTACTTACGCCACTTGGTCGTAGCGTACAGCGGGTTATTGGCCACTATGCGCTTACGGTGTGCGTGGTGCTTTAGATAGTTGGGCATAAATTAACCAAATTAACTACTAGTAACTACTTTTTTGAAATAAACATATTTCCACTACACT